CCCATTCCACCCTGACCATGACCAATCAGATGATGAGGATCGTCCGCTGGCTTACCACAACACGCACACGGCTGTGTCTTTACCCAGCGTGTGTATTTCTCATTTACCCAGCGGCGACGTTTAGGTCGTTTCATGAAGGATTCCGGAGACTCCGGATCAACGGCAATGCTGACCACCGTCTTTTCCTGTGGTGGGTTCTGTTGCTGGTGGGTGTGAGGCAGCGGCGCAAGATTTTTTGTGCGCTGTTTCAGTATGCTGATGGCGGTCTGCTCTCCCGGTACGATGTCGCTTTCGCGGTACAAGGAGCGGATTTTTTCCGCACGTAACCCCAGAGAACGACGTAATACTGCCTCCGGAAGCGCGTCCGCCACCTGATTGCAGACCGCCCACCAGGATAATTCAGCCAGCGACAATTCCCGCTCCTGCGTGCCATTCATTGCATGGCGTATGACGTCAATCATCCATGCTGACAGGTTTTGATGAGCAAGTTGCCCGAGTGATTCGGATGTCTGGTCACGCAGCTGGTTGTCGCAGTGCCAGCACAACACCATTGCGCCGGTACCATAACGGTGAATGACGGTTTCACTATGGTGATAATCGCCGTGTGGCCACTGGCAGGATTTAATATGGCGCAACAGCCAGTCAGACAATGCACCAGCACCACCAGCAGCACGAATCACCCGTGCGTTACTGAAAAACGGCAGCAATGTTTTGTCTTCCACCAGCGGCTGGCGAACGGCAGGGACGACTCCGGACGGCAGACCGCGCATGCTTTTCGGTTCAGGCTCCACCAGCACTCGAGGGTTATGAAATACTTGCATGGATTCACGGCCCGGCCTAAGGACCACCAGCCCGAGTTCCGGTACCAGAACCGGTCGAAGTAATACCCGCACGTTACCTCCAGATGCGTTGCTGGAATGTGCGGGACGGACGCGGTGGGCGTTCGGAATAAGGAAGCCTGACAGAGATTATCCAGTGACGATAATCGAGACTGAGGGCTTTCTTAACCTCGTATCCGCGCCTGCGGTAACACTGAATCAGCCATTCGGCCTGTTCTTCAGTGCATGGGGGATGCTGGTACCAATCAGATTTAAATGCGTGAGAGCGCCGCCCGTGCCTGCTGGCAAAGACGGCTGAATTATCAGAATTGTGTGATCTGGAATTTTGCGCCATCGGCTTTCTCCGGTGGCACAGTGTTACTCAACAGGGGTTCAGTCCTGCGCTGAATTGTAGATGAATTCACTCATCTTCAAAAGCAGAAAAACCAGCCTTAAGCCCAGCTTCTTTCAGAGACTGCAATGATGTGACAAATTCATTTTCACGCAAAATAAAACCATCCGTCACAAGTCCATCCACAAAGTAAATTAACGCAGCTCCACTCTTCCTATGTAGAGACTGTAAACATTTAATACGGCAGTGGCTGACAATAGCGCCATTCTCAACGCGCACAGTATAGAGGCCATCTTCACTAAAAATTTCACGTAATTCTTCGATTTTCATCAACAGAATCCTTCCAGATAAATAGCACTCCCCCTGTTCGGGGTCCATCCCTCTTCTCCCTGCGCGCTACTTAAGTATTTTTGATTCTATTCTGGCACCGTCCAAAACTTCAAACACGTTGAAAATAAAAACAAAAAACCCGCCGAAGCGGGTATACTCAAACAATCTGGAAAATATTTCTTGGATTTGTAATAGGTCTGTTGATGGAGAACAACTCACGAATTAAATCTTGGCTCAAGCCAGTTTTCATAAGAATTCTTAGCCAGGTTGCATCATCCAGCATTTCAATCGCCTCGGCCAGCATGCCGGGTTCTTCAGGGCGCAAAAGTTCATCACCAGGTTCAACTCTCGTATACCCTCTGGAATTAAGATGCATATAGCCAGTTCTTGCCTGTTCCTGGGTCAATAAGCCTAATGCGCTGGCTCGATAAATACACATTTTAAGGCTGATTTTCCATCTAAGTTTAAATTCAACCAGAGCATTCCAGTCGAATTGCTTACCTCGTATTCGTGGAAATTCTTTAATGAAAGATAACCTGGGAACTAATAAGGCGCTCGAAAAGTGATCGGCTTGTGATTCCGTAAGTTTATCACCTGTCGTTATGCCCTCATGCATTACTAAATGCCCTAATTCATGACCTAAATCAGAGCGAAATCTACATATGCTTTTTTTAACATTGTTCCTGATGATAACAGGCCTGTTATTGTGAACAGTAAAAGCATCAACACGATCATCGACTCCCGTAACATGCGCAACGATTACCCCTAAACTCTCCGCCAATTTAACCATTGATGATATAGGGCCAAGACCTAAATTCCAGGCACGGCGACAATCTTCTGCCACTCGCTCAATATCATTCGGAGTAAGTAATTCAGCCCCTGGGTGCTCCGGTATGTTAACGTCAGGAAATTCGATTTCACCTTCAACAGCAGAAATTATAATATTAAGAATCTCAGCCCTGGCCAATACACTATTAGTCAGCGTTTGAGTCCTGGACTTCTTACTCCGAAAATGGCAGACATCACTTTCCAGAGCGTATTTTCGTTCAGTAAAAAGAAAACTGGACTTAATCATAAGCGCTGAAGATATTAACTCAAGACATTGCTCCGATGGCCTGCACCCCTTCTCCAGTTTGCTAACGAATTGCTTTGTCTTGCCAATTTTTTCGGCTAACTCTTCACAAGAAAGCCCAACAGCCATTCTCGCTAGTTTGAGCTTATCACCCCGATACTCAGTGAAGTTATTCACCTGATGTTCCATCACTGCTCACATCCAAATCTTTATCCTTCGTACGCCGACGAAGAGGCACCTTATTAATCTCCGCTTCGTCAGGGAGTGTGTTATAATCAAGAGGCATAAGCGGCATCGATGCTGTAGATTGATGAGAAACTATACTAATCTGAGCACCATAAGTATTAAATCCAACAAGAGCTACCTCCCAACGAGGCAGTGTGGACTCTAATTCACCATCGCCCTCTTCGGATAAAAAAGGCTCAGCTATGACTCGCCATGTAATATCTTGCTCAGCCTCAACATCACCAAACAATGAGAGCTGCTCATACTCTACTTTATTTCGACGCAGACGATGTTTCTTTTTGGGGTTATTAATGCAATCTTTGGTAAATTGTAGCGGAACTTTATTTAAAGCAACTACATAGTCCAACCCCTTGGAAATCATCTCAAGGCCAGGAATTGCATCTTCATTTTGAATAAGATGATTTCTGACCCAATCATAAGCCCTTACACCTTCAGACCAGTTGCTGTCTAATGCGTGCTTATGATAGTACAGCTGCTCAAGTACGTTAGCGATCTCCGCCAACAAGTGGCGAACATAGTTTTCAGCAAGATAAGGTTGAAATTCCCAACAAGGAGCTAACTGATTTTCATTCATTTCAAGTTTCGCTTTTTTTAGAATTCGTAAACCACATATTTTCGCATTTTTCTATTTTTGTCAACCAGACAATGCAAAAACCCGCCGAAGCGGGTTAAGTGCGGGTGCGTTGAGGATGCCTGGCACATCAGAGGTGGCGGGAGATTACTCCCCCGCCGGGTCTCTTACTCCTCAGGTTCGTAAGCTGTGAAGACAGCGACCTCCGTCTGGCCGGTTCGGATTCGTACCTCGCAGAGGTCTTTCCTCGTTACCAGTGCCGTCACTATGACGGTTAAACAGATGACGATCAGGGCGATTAACATCGCCTTTTGCTGCTTCATAGCCTGCTTCTCCTTGACCTTTTGGTCCGTAAGAGGCTAATCTCTATGTGTCGCATAGATATGGCCTCAGATTAATGTTAAGCGTCTTGCAGGACGCGTAATGTTAACTGGGGCTTTTCTCTATCTGCCTTTTGGTGTTCATGCCTGAGGCAGATAGCCTCAAGCACCCGCAGCAATTCTACTTAACTCCCGTCACCTCGCCAATATAAAATCAATCAGAAAGGCGATCCATAAGAACAATAGCAAGACAATAAATTGCCACTACAGCCGCAATAGCCAGCGCGCATTTGAGAACCAGCACGATAACCTCCTGTATTGGACGTACACCAGCTCTGATAAATATGAGGCTGCCTCTTTAACTTCGCATTGCGCTACCAATCAATAAAATCAGTGATGTTATCCAACCTAATTACAGTAACTTCCCGTCTCAACTGGTTTTTCCAATATATCTCACGAGCGTTTTGTTCACCAGCACCGCTCCACTCAATTACTCTTAAAGGCTTAGAGGTTAGGTAAGGTCGAATAAGCAGGTTAAGGTGAATATCGAGACCAGAGTAACCAAACAATATTATTTCTTCTGATTCAAATAATGCAAACTGCAAATAATCCCAGTACGTAGAAAGAACATTAGATGCTGCTATAACTGACGGTTTTCTTTTTATATGAGTTAACACTATATGCTCACTAGGTTCATCTATGTCAAGAGTAAGTTGTGAGCGTGAAAGTTTTAAAACATTTTCATGCTGATTAATAAATAGTGGTGAACCATGCAAGTGCAAATAATAACCAAACCTACGATTGTATTTCCGTTCGAGCGCTGCAGAGGAAAATCCGTGGCTTAGCATCCCATCAACTAAAACCCCATCATACCCGTTGAATATATCATTATCTATGAATGAATTGTATAATAATTTGTCATAGTTTAATGTCGCGATATGTGAGTGTGTGTTCTTTACAAACTCCACAAGCGCATTTTCGAATCTTTGTGGCAAACCTTTATCGTAATTATGCAACCTGGTTGCAACTTTGTGAATATAAGTGGCGGTAATTTTGGGGAAGTTTAGTCCATCGTCAGTAAGCCAATGCACGTTCCCCTCTCCAATTTGAGCAAGAGCTTTACAATATGTGACAGCCTGGTGAAGGGTATCCAACTCATGTTCTCCTTCTGGTGGACCTTGCCGCTGAAGACAACGCTCGATAAGTTGCTTGTGGATATCTTTTAAAAAATTGGGGCGATGCCAAATTTCTTCCAACGCTCTGTCTAAGGAGAAGTGAGCAGGATCTAAAGCCATACCGAGACCGTTGCCGAATATTATTAATTTTCTTGCCATATAGGGGGACTCATATTGGAATAACGCTGGATAGCGTCGCGCGATACGCTTAAGTTTAGGATTAATAGACATTCCGTTTGATTACACTTGTTATTACAAACTTGCATGCAAAGAAGCCCAAGCTGTTAGGTAAACAGAGACCGCAGTGGCAAGATAATCTAGATATAGCCTATAAAATCCAACAACAAATAGCGGCCTGTTTTCTATGACTTTTCTTTTCCCTAAATATCGCTTATCTAATAAAATGCAATAATGTATTGCACAGTATTTAATGTGTATTAATATAGATAAGTATTGGTCTTATTTGATAACAAATCCTGAGCCTCAAAATGTCTGCTTTTCACACAAAACCAACAAGTAGGCTATTTTTAGCTCTGTGCCGCGAAAATGTCAATTCATATCCGAACCAATACTCTTTAATTTCATTACCTGTGACAATTCTAGGCATATCCCTGATAGAACGCCAATACACGCTGCATAACTTCGCTCTTCCGGCACTCGCGACAGATTATGTTCATACGCCTGTCGTAGCGGCGTATTTCTCCGTCGGGTAATGTCCAGATAAGGCCCGGATCAACCACAACAGGTTTCTTCACCTTTGCCCTCGAGAGTTTTTTGCGGGCGTTTTGCCAGTCCTTACGAGCCCGTTCTGACGGGAACACCCCATAGCCAGAGTGATATACATCACCACTGGCAACCAGCTCTCTGGCAAGAACGCTCATCAGATATCTTGTCGCACCTGTTTTAGCTTCCAGTTGCCGTAACGTCTCACGACCGCTCTGGCGCACGAGTTCCACCACCTGTCCTTTAATTTTTTCCCGCTCTTCCTTTGTAAATACTTTTGCCATAAGTCCTCCTGAACATTACTTTATGCCCTAAAATCACCACTTATCCCCTGAAACCAGGCGGAATTTCGGTATCCGGTTCAGAAATATGATTCACACAACACTGTACAGGTGAACGCCCCAGGCGGATGACCAGGTCGTCCCATTTTTCGCGAAGCTTTGACGGGCTCATGATGTTTTTACCCAGAATGGATCTCGCTGTACCCGACCAAACATTTCGCAAATTTGTCTGTGGCTTCTGCCATCCAGCATCCGCATTGTGCGCACGTCATTGGCCCATGCGGTCCAGTTTGGTTCTTTCGGTCGCGTGATCTCGCCATCATCGCTGGCAGCCTGCTCGTAAAGACTCACGATTCGTCCCCAGATCCACTGTGCGCACGCCAAATCTTCCTGACTTCCCCACTGGCGTTTTTTCGCACTGAACACAACCGCGTCAGGGTGTCGGGTTAAAAAATCCTGTTCAGCCGTCTGCGGGTCCGGTTGCGAAGCTTCCGGACGAGAAGTGTTTTTATTCTCTGTAGTAATCTCTGTTGTATTCTCTGTAAGATCATCAGGCCATTTTGACCCGATGACATTGGGTCGTTTTGAACCAATGGAGCGTGCCATTTTGACCTCTTCCATCGTGTCATTTTGACCTGATGGAGCGGCGCATTTTGACCTGATGGATTCGCTCACTTTGCCACCATCTAAAAGCTCACTCTCGTAATTAATCGTGTAAAAATTAGTCATATCACGCTTTGATTTGTTGAGCTTTTCGCAACGCAAAAGCCCCAGCGTTTTCAGACTTGCAAATGCGCGTTTTAACGTTGACTCTGACCAGAACGGGAACTGTTCCAGCCATTGTTCTGTTGTGTTATAAATCCAGCGAACCCCGTCACATTCTATACCGGAACTGGTATCTCTCAACCAGTAATGCAACTGCTGCAACACAATGGCTTCATTTAAGCCAATCTTCATCGCAAGCTGTGTGTTTATAACCAGTGGGCGTTCAGCAAAAAGAAGGCTCATAATTCCATCCAGCTTTTTGTTGGTATTGCTGACGATACGCATGCTTGAAAGCAATAGCTTTTTCTATAAGCTCGTCAGTCTCACGTTCCACAACAGATGGATCCGCAAAAAGCAGCCCGGACTCCACCACATCACCATATTCTTTGTTTAACCCGGCGATCATGTACGTAATGCTTTTTCCGTCAGTAATTTCACAATACAACCTGAAATCGCTGATCCGGATAGCCTCCATAATTGCCGGAATCAGCGCCGTGAATTTTTCCCGCTTATCCCTGGTGTCGATAGCTTTCCAGCGTTCGAATATCTTCACCCGGTTAACGCCCAACGCCCGTTGATCAACCTCGCCATCATTAAACGTGACGCGTTGAACATCGATGTTCGGGCGTTCTTTCAGAGCCCAGAATGCTTCCGTGATTAATATCGTCGCCTGCTCCTGTGTCATTCCTGGTCGGCATACCCAGGCATCCAGAGCCTCACAAACCTGTTCAGGGGTGATTTTCATTGTTCAACCGCCCCGCCCGCTTTGCCTTACGATATTCGTCATAAACTTTGGGGTCGTACTGAAGTTCCCCGCCGGATGCCTCTTGCAGGCGCATCGCGCGACCTTCAGGAACCAGTTCCCCCCATGCAGCAACACTTGCCAGTTTCACTCCTGCGGCATTGGCAAGTTTTGTTTTGCTGCCAAAAAAAGTAATTGCGTCAACTTTAAGCATCAAAGCCCCCTCTTGTTAGATATTCCTAACGGTAATGTGCGCGGGATACCTAAGTCAAGAAAAATTAGAATTACCTAACTATGGATACAAGAACCCTAGGCCAGCGAGTTCTGGCACGACGAAAAGAATTACGCCTAACACAACGAGAAGCTGCACGCCTCGCTGGGGTAGCTCACGTCACAATTTCACAATGGGAAAGAGACGAAACCCAACCGGTCGGGAAGCGGTTATTTGCTTTAGCTGATGCGCTGAAGTGCTCGCCTACATGGCTAATGTTTGGTGACGAAGACAAGGCACCAGTGCCAGCACAAGAACTTCATGTGGAAACCGAGTTAACTCCCAGCCACAAAGAATTGATCGAATTATTCGATGCTCTTCCCTCCTCCGAGCAGGAAGCCTTACTGTCTGAAATGCGCGCAAGAGTAGAGAATTTCAATAAACTCTTCGAAGAAATGCTTAAAGCACGTAAAAACAAATCAATAAAATAACACTCCTTTCAGTTACTTAGATTCCCTCACTCTTTTTGTTAGACCAATCTAACAAAAAATACTTGCCACATTTGTTAGGTTATTCTAAATTAATCTCCACCAAGACACCGCACGGTGTTCTCAGCAAACAGTTCCGCTACCCCGGCGTTAAGGGGAAATGAGGTCAGCATGGATACTATCGATCTTGGCAACAACGAATCTCTGGTGTGCGGCGTGTTCCCAAACCAGGACGGTACGTTCACCGCAATGACGTATACCAAAAGCAAAACGCTTAAAACCGAATCTGGCGCGCGTCGCTGGTTAGCCAGAAACACTGACTGATGAGGTTGACGATGGAATTTAAAGATTTACCAATACCATTCCAGGAAATGGCAGCGAATATAGTTCGTTCTCAATTGGCTACTCCTGACCTGAGTACCGTAGAAAAAGAAACCATCGATAATATATCCGGTAACGTGCGCCGAGCCTTTATCGGGCTATACGAAGAGAAGCAGCTCTCTGATAACCAGGATTTACATGAAAAATACTTTCTGGAATTAATGGACATCATTAATAAGGGATTTGGCCTGTTAATGAAAAAGAAAGGGATTCGAATAGCCCCCCTTGAAAATCACTTTACAGCAAGCAGTATTAATTCCTGTGATTTAAAGCATCACACATCCGATGGGAAAGTTGAATCCACCTATAAAATATCAATTAATCATTAATTTATTCACGGGTGAGGTAGAGTGCGTGCGCCGGACACGGGTAAGCATCCGGCACTGACAGTTTACTGAAAGGATATTTCCCTGAAAAGTCAGACCATAACGCGAAAGCGCACGGCGAGGTAGCTGGTTCATAGATAGCCTGTCGTTAAATTTTCGTCGACCGTGCGCTTCCGGTTGTGGCACTCCGCGAAATGGCGCGGCGGTAAGTATGGCGGGGTTATTCCTTCCCCGTTGAGGACACCGGGTTGTCAGGTTGACCATACGCTTAAGTGACAACCCCGCTGCAACGCCCTCTGTTATCAATTTTCTGGTGACGTTTGGCGGCATCTGTTTGCCCATGAACTGATGTCCGCCCTTTTTAAAGTGAATTTTGTGATGCGGTGAATGCGGCTCAGCGCACGCGGAACAGTTAAAACCAAAAACAGTGTTATGGGTGGATTCTCTGTATCCGGCGTTAATTGTTAACTGGTTAACGTCACCTGGAGGCACCAGGCACTGCATCAACAAAGTTCACTTCGGTGATGAAGGGTAAGAGAAAATGTTGAATGTAGCTATTGAAAACCAGAACGGGTGGAATTATAGTGCACCTGCACCTCATAAAGCGGGTGCCGGGCGTGGAAACCCGATGATGACTACTGCGCATAACCGCGCTCATGCGGTTTTTTTATGCGTAATGCACAGCCACATTCAGATTATGGTGGGGCGTGCAGGGCAGCCGAAAGGCTGGCCGGTTTCGGTAGTCACCGGTATTTCCACCCCTGTACGTCTCACCACCCTTATGGTCGTGGAAAGCCTTGGTGGTGAGTTATTTAAACTGACTATCGAGGCTGCCATCATGGCTACTATCCATACCCTTTCTCACCCTGACGTAACCATCGAAAATGGACGCGCTGTCACTACGTCTATTGCGATCGCTGAGTTCTTTGGTAAACGCCACGAACGAGTGTTGGATAAAATTCGCAATCTGGACTGTTCAGCAAAATTCACTGAGCACAATTTTGTGTCGAGCGAATATACCGACTCAACCGGTCGCAAACTCCCAATGTACCAAATCACCAAAAACGGCTTCGTTTTCCTGGTGATGGGCTTCACCAGCAAAAAAGCCGCTGCATTTAAAGAAGCCTACATCGCTGAGTTCGATCGCATGGAGAAAGAACTGCGCCAGAATAACGCCCCGTCTCCCGACAAAATGATTCACGGGGACGGACGTACCCTGGTTATCCGTCTCGACGAACACGGCAATATCAAATTCACTGAAACCGTTCCGGACGGCGCAATGGTCTGCACCCTGGATACCTTCCAGTTTTATCTGGAGAAACAAGGCTGGACTCTTGTAAACCGGAGCGCAATTAAAAATATGACTGTGGAGCAATTACTAAAAATTCATTGTTGAGGACGCGATAATGGAAACGTTATTACCAAACGTTAATACGTCTGAAGGTTGTTTTGAAATTGGTGTCACTATCAGTAACCCTGTATTTACTGAAGATGCCATTAACAAGAGAAAACACGAACGGGAGCTATTAAATAAAATATGCATTCTTTCAATGTTGGCCCGTTTACGTCCGATACAAAAAGGATGCTGGCAATGAATACAGCATTTGCACTTGTTCTGACAGTTTTTCTTGTTTCCGGAGAGGCAGTTGATATTGCAGTCAGTGTTCACAGGACAATGCAGGAGAGTATGACTGCAGCAACCGAACAGAAAATTCCCGGTAACTGTTACCCGGTCGATAAAGTTATTCACCAGGATAATATCGAAATCCCGGCAGGTCTTTAAAACAGTTCCGTAATAAATATCCGGTTTCATTCTTATATGCCAGCAATGGCAGGGATTTGTTCATCCTTAAATCTGTCATGAGGTTAAAACAAAATGAGTAAAGTCTTTATTTGCGCCGCCATTCCTGACGAACTGGCAACAAGGGAAGAAGGCGCTGTGGCTGTAGCCACAGCTATTGAAGCTGGCGACGAACGCCGTGCTCGAGCAAAATTTCACTGGCAATTCCTGGAACATTATCCGGCTGCTCAGGACTGCGCTTATAAATTTATTATCTGCGAGGATAAACCTGGCATACCCCGCCCTGCCCTCGATTCATGGGATGCTGAATATATGCAGGAAAACCGCTGGGATGAGGAGTCTGCTTCCTTTGTTCCGGTTGAGACTGAATCAGATCCGATGAACGTCACTTTTGACAAGCTGGCCCCTGAAGTACAGAACGCTGTCATGGTTAAGTTCGACACATGTGAAAACATCACCGTTGATATGGTTATTAGCGCACAGGAATTGTTGCAGGAAG